GACCTCTAACAGTTGAATTGTCAGCCAGTTGAGGATGTTATCCGCAAAAGGCTGATCGCCATACCTTTGTATGTTTCCACACAAAGCGCTCAGACACCTCTTTAGCTGAGTATCCGCGAGGATCCAAGTTAGAGAAAGTGCCGGTTCGCAGTTTATACGCATAGAACATGCGCTCTCTGCTATCGCAGCTCTCCTTTGTACGAGTAACTCGTACCAGAGATAGTAGCTTGACATAATCGTTATGTTGGCCCCAATCGAAAAGAGGATCAATGAAATACTGATCAGATTCGATTGAAGGTCCAAGCGCAACTTTTAGTTTTGGCCACTTTCTTCGATAGGCGTCGATGACGAGCTTACGTGCGTCTTTAAACTCAGAGATGAGCTTAAGACGTACAGAAGCCCGCCAAAGGCGATTATGAAGGCGAATATAGTCGATAGGTCTAAGGCAGACATCTTTTTGAAAAGGGGGAGTAACATCCTCCAAATCAAAATAATGACGGCCACAAGACTCGTAAAAGCGACTAGGAGAAGTGTATGATTTTGTGACATTTAACGAAAACCCTGCCCATTCCAAAATTTCTTTTGTCTGTGCATAGTTCGCGTTAGAAACAACAATATCATCACCGTAAACGGCGACCATATCAGCTTCGTTTTTCTTGCAGGCGCTGGATAGCGCCCAAAAGATAAGACTCTCAAGTTCGAAAGTAAAGGCGTTGCCCATACTTGAAAACTTTGAGAGACAGTACGTCTTCTTATCGAAGGTTGAAAACTTTGATCGCATAGCGTCCAAAGCCGTAAACCAATCGTCGGGAAGAAGTAATTTCACGAGGTTGATACAGAGCGTGTCGCTTGCAGAGCTCAGGTCGATCGTAGAGTATTCCTCCACGAGCGCACTGAATGCAAGGTCCTGATTGATCGTCTGGTCATTCAGGTCGACACCAAAGCGCTTTAGACGTTCTCGAATGAATCTACCTACCGACTGTTGAACGAAACCGTTCATGGTCGGTTCGGCAGATATCATACGATGCGTTTTGGCGCTTTTGGGAACAGTAATCATACGATTACCCCGAACAACCTCAAAGGTCGAAAGGCCCTTTTCCGTGTGTTGCCACACGAAATCGGAACCTAAGACCTTATAGGCATAGGGGAGGCAATCTTCTGTTACGGTCAACTCGCTTAACATTTTGTCAGCAAGATCAGCGCCACGACGGATGTCGGACGTTGCTCCCTTGCCGAACCTGCACAGCGGTTCAATGCGTTCGAACGAAAAACGACCTAAGACTTGAGATATTTTACGCTGAGCCTCTACTATTAGAGACGGCGCCACGGAGTAAAAACCCGTAGAAGCCTCAAGTTCAAGTCGCTTATTAGTTTTGAAGCACTGATGCTCGGCGGCCTTCCAGCCGTCGAATGTGACTCCTTCGAGATCGATCTTCGTATCGAGACCCTTCCACTTTCGTAAAAAGGAAACTAAAACGTAATCTTTCTTAAATGAATCAGCGTCGCTGTACTCTGCAGGATTGATATCAAACTTGACGTAGTCAAGCTCGGAACCAAATTGCAGTCGGGACCTGAAACGCTTTTGCAAAGCGCGCATAACTGCGCGCTCGACACATTCACTGTGCTGCATCGAGTTTCTCCTCTACTTAGACCAAGTAGTTGAGATTTTCGACGACAGCAATGATGTTTGCGTCGGCGTTCAGGGAAGCGGTCATCTTGCGCAGATCTTTACGGTTCTGCAGAGATGCGCGCTCAGGCATGACGTACTCCGTGAAAGAACGTGGAATGTACGAGATGGTCGGAGCGGGAGAGATGCCCGAGACAGTGCCGTTAGACACAGTCTCGAGAATCGGCTCGTGAAGACCAATCCGTACACGATACGTCCGATCAGCGGACGATTGGCCAGCGCGCGCTGCCGCCGGGGCTTTCACCTCGACGGAAATGCGCCAAAAGCCGATCGCGTTGGTAACACTCTGGTCCGTAAACCAGAAGATACCTTTGTCATCCTTCCCGATAGGAACGAATGTGTGGTTCACTGGGGTCGCCAGTGCGTCCGCAAGGACGATATTAGTAGCGACAGCCATGCTGCGTACTTCTTTCTTCGCAATTAAGCGTAAAGGGGTTTAACGATGCTTCGGAAGGAAGTTGCTCAAAAGAGCAGCTGCCGACAGAAGCCGAGACGATCCCAGATTCGCCCGAAATGAAGGCATCCGGGGCGCGGGCGTGGAGGTGAGTACCGAACGATTGAAATCCCTATAGGTAAAGTTTCCTCGAGGAGAAAACGTGTTCCTATAAGTATGATCGCCGTTCGAATACACATCATTCACCGTACCGTCACATGCTATTATCCTAGAGATGAAACCATCTCGAAAGACATTCGCGTAAAGGAGAGAGGATTCAAGATTCCGGAGATAACCTCCTATATCGATGAACCAATCTACCACAAACGAGTAAGGCATGAGTTCCCACGCGATGGAGGCAGGATTCAGACTTGTCCACTGGCCTAATCGTTGAGCACTGTTGAACGACGTATCATACGCCATACCAAGAGTGTACCCGATTTTACCTTTGGACTTAGTTCTGAATCTGTCAGGGTAGCCCTCGTAACTAATGACGTTTAATTCAGGATTGTCGAATTGCTGGTTCTTCCGAACCGTAACCCTTTCAATCTGATTTATAACTACATTAGAAGCGCGGTCTGCTGCCTCGTACAGAGTACCGAGGAGAGGTTTCCACCCGTATTGCAACTGTAACCAAGCACCAGCAGCGAGCCTAGCAGGACCATATTTCATGGCTGCAGACTTCGCAAACGAAGTAACTTGGTTTGAAACAGAAAGCATTTTACGAGTTTGACCTGCCTCGGCAACGTCAACCGAAAGATCAATACCGCCTCTAATCTTCTCATAGAGTTCATCTATAAGTTGATTGTAGACGTACGTATCGTCCGGAATGACAAGGCTCCAACCATTCGCCTGGGAAGGCGAAAGGTAGCCACCTCTCGTAACCGTAGACGTATTAAAGTTTACGGGACGGAAGGTTTCGAAAACGTTAACGAAGGTAACGTCTAAGTTCTTCACAAGATATTGAAAATTGTGAGGAACTAAGACCTTCGGACGCTTTCCTCTGTACCCACTATCCGAGATATAGCGCGCAGAAGTAGCTCCTTGGAACGTACCCGAATCCGAGCCGGTTTCACCCGACCGGGTCCAGGTGCCAGAGGCAACGTTCACAAAAGAACCATTACGCACAAGATCTCCTTTCTA